TGAGGCAGCCCGTTCGGGTTTCCATACCGCCTTGGGCAACTCTAAATGGCGTTTGAACTCTTGTATTGCCTCTGCGTATTTATTGTGAAAAAACAGTTCTCTTGCGTTGTAAAAGCAATTTCTATCATCTGTTGAATCTTCAAGCACCGATTGGGCGAGCAGTTCAAAATACTGACCCCTTGATTTTGTATCGTCAGGGTGATGATGGATTTCCAACTTTGTCCAGGCTTGAACTTCGCTAGTGGTACAAGTCAAAACTTCGTGAACAGGGTGCTTCCATCGGTAATTCTTGCGGGAGTGAATCTTATCCCCGCCGTAAACTAGACAGGGTGAGCCGTCAGGGTTCCAACTCCAAGTGTATTTATACCTTGGGCGGGTAATTTTGGTGTCCAAAGATTCTAACTCTTGGCGCCAGCCTGGTTGCAACTGCTCATCCATATCTAGGGCGATGCAATAGTCAATGTCTAGAGGGATTGCGGCTAAGGATGCGTTGCGAGCATCATCAAAGCGCCACGGGCTGATGCCAATGTTAATTACGGCAATGCCAAGGGCAGTTGCCAGTTCAACGGTTTTATCTGTTGAGCCTGTGTCAGCAATAAGTAAGTAATCAGCATCTTTAGCTGAGTCAAACCACCGATGAACAAATTGTTCCTCGTTTAGCGCAATTGTGTAAATTGCTATTTTCACTTGCTTCCCCCTTGGTGTTGCTTAAAGTATTACAGGATTATGTTCCTCGTTAGCGCAAGTCCAGCGACAAGTTGCCTCATCTAGTACCGCTTCATCGTGACACTTGGCAGGGATGAAAGCATCTCTTGCTTCATCATAGGTGTAACCAATGCCGGCAAAGTTCTTACGGATGTTTCCGTTATAGCTTGTCTTTACCCAAGTTCCACCAAGGTTTTCAACAAACCATTGTTGGCCTTCATCACCATTTGGGTCATTGTTATCGCCAACCAAAACGCAGAGGCAATACAAGAGTTCAAACGCCATTTAGAGTTGCCCAAGGCGGTATGGAAACCCGAACGGGCTGCCTCAATGCGCTATTTAGCCAAAATGGATGAACCCGAACGCGAATCTTGGCTACTTAAAGCCATTGCAGAATCCCCCAATAGCCGAGAGCCAAGGGTTGATCTCGCCCAACATTATTACTTAAAAGGCTTATGGTTAGACTGTTACGCTCAAGCCCACGCCGCATTGAGAATAACGCACCAACCGCTAGAGTATCTTGTAGAGTCAGATGCTTGGGGATACCTGCCACACGATCTAATTGCGATTGCGTGCCACAACCTAGACAAACCAAAAGAAGCACTTGAACACGGTGAAAAGGCAGTAGTTTTAGCACCGTGGATTGATAGGCTTAAAGAGAATGTTAAGTTTTACAAATTAAGCGCAAGCCAAGAACCGACAGAATAGGAAAACAAATGCTCCGGGGGGATATTCTTCAAGAGGCTTCACGCCTCACGCACGGTGATCGAAATAAAAACTATGGTGACCCGCTAACAAATCACCAACGAATTGCGGCGCTTTGGTCGGTATATCTTGAAACTGAAATCACTCCCGCCCAAGCCGCAATTTGTTTGGCGCTAGTTAAAGTTGCTCGCCTGATTGAAACGCCTGATCATCTTGATAGTTTCATAGATGGCGCTGCCTATTTCAGCATTTCAGGGGAGATTGCCACCCGTGAATAAGATTCTTTTTTTAGTTGCCTCACAGGGGCAACCTCAACAGGCAAAGGCATTGCAGGAAATGTTTAACTTGTTGCCTCAAGATTATGACTTGTTGTTTATCTTAGATGCCAACAATTCAATGCGTAACGCCTATGATGATGCCGATGTGAGCTATATTATGGACAAGAACCCAACAGGCAATTTGTCCGACTCATTGCCAAGATATGTTAATTTGTTTGCTGATACCTATGAAAGAATTTTTGCCATAACACAGATTTAGTGCCACGCGCACCCCCAAAGAAAGAACCCCCAACAGCCGTTCCTGTTGGGGGTTCTTTCGCCTTTTGCTAGGCGTAATCTTTTAAATAAGCAACAATCACTTCGCTTATATTTTTGCCTTCGCTTTCAGCTTTCTCTTTGGCTTTGCGCCATAGTTCTTCATTGATTCGAATTGAGCGTTGCGGGGTAACCATTACAGACCACCAACGCACTTGGCAGCATCGCCCCAACAGTAACCTTCCGATGTCCACCAAAGGTTTTTTGAGATTTCAATTACTAGCCAAACGCCAACGATGATAAAGGCGGTTCTAACTAAACGCCATTTGCGGGTCATTCTCATTTCATTTCTCCGATTTCTTTTAGGATATTTCGCATTTCAACTAACTTGATAATTGATTGGCAAAGTGCCAAATCTATTGTTTCAAAAGTGGCATTTTGCAAGTCAAATCCTTCTTCAAGGGTTTGATTGATTTCAGCAATGCCTGATGTCATTTCGACATAAAGAGATTTCATCGCGCTCATATTGCACGCGGATAATCTAGTTGAAATTGATTGAATTCGGCTTCTGTGACAACGCCTTTGTATTCGTTGCAGTTAAAGCAGATTTTTTCATTGCCAACTTTGTTATCGCAAAACACGCAGTAGTAAATAGTCATTATTTGTTCTCCAATTCTTTGCAGGTTTCGCATTGTAAATTTTCGCCACCGAGAAGGTGGGTGTAGTAAGAATCCCAAGTGCCAAGTTCTGTCCAATAACTAATGCGCTTTGGGTTAGCAACAATTGCTGACTTCAAATAGTGACCTGCGTGATCTTTGCAAGTGACTTCACCTGTTGTATCTTGAATCCAAAGTTGAGTAGTCATTTGTTTTCCGTTCTATTGGAAACCCGTTCGTTTTCCAATAAGGCAAATCTAGCACCTGTCTATACATATATGTCAAGACACGCAGGCAATTTGAGAATAATTTCCCGCCTGTTACCCACCCCACAAATACCCCTTAAACGGGTAGAATGGCCTCTATGACCACGATCGCAGGCTACCAAGGTAAAGGCTTTGCCATCCTTGGAGCTGACAGCCAAATCACCGATGGTGACAAACGCATCATTTCGCCTTCAACGCCCAAAATCGTCAAGGTTGGCAAGTACCTTTTGGGTGTGTGCGGGGATTGCCGCCCCGGTGATGTCTTGATGTATAACTGGAAACCGCCTCTATACGATGGCACCGACCCCGTTGGGTTTATGGGCAAAAAGGTGATTCCAAGCATTATCAAGGCGTTTAAAGACAATGGCTACGATTACCAAAAAGAGGGTGCGAGTTTTGCCTACCTGCTCGCCTTCAATGGCAATATCTTTGAAATTGGCAACGATCTAGGCATTTCGCAATCAATAGACTTTACCTACGGCATCGGGTCGGGCAGTTCTTATGCCATCGGTTACTTAACGGCGATGGCTGATGTTTACGGGCAAGCGGTAGGCGAAACAATGAACATTGACACCGCCACCAACGCCATCAAAACTGCCCTTGAAATCTCAGCCAAGTTTGATGTGAATACTTCGGCACCATTTCAGGTGGAAATTCAATTTAACCGATAGCGTGTCGCGATCAGGTTTATGGTGTAGCGTGTGTCACCCTTAACCTTGAACGGAAAGGAAAACGCCAAATGGTTTGGTTAATTTTAGTTTCAACTATTATTTGCGTTCTTTCAATTGTTGGGATTTTTGCCCATACTGAAAGCGAAATTTAATGTCCAAAGCTAAAGCAAAAGGCACATCGGCAGAAACCGCAGTTGTCAAATACTTAATTGATAATGGGTTTCCATACGCCGAACGCCGTGCCTTAAATGGTGCGCTTGATCTTGGAGATATAACAGGCACCCCTGCTTTGGCTTGGGAAGTTAAGAATCACAAAACATATAAGATTCCTGCTTGGTTAAAAGAAACCGAGTTGGAAACCAAGAACGCTAAAGCAGATTTTGGCGTTTTGGTTGTAAAACCCAACGGTGTTGGAACTGCTAACACCGCAAATTGGTGGGCGATTATGTCGCTAGAACAAATCACCAATTTACTGCGAGAAGCGGGCTACGGAACAAG